ATAAATCTTTTACGTTGTCCAGAGTCAAACAATTTTCATCAAATACATTGTCAAATAAATTATCTGTAATGAGATCCGCAGATATATTCACTGATTCAGTCGCATTGATTTTAATAGGGTGTTTTTTATCAAAATTATCTTGAAATAAATGTTCATATTCGTCTACTGTAAATAATTTATTTTTGTGTTCATTAAAAAAAGGAGATTTCATTAAATATTCAATGTCATCCTCTACATTTATTCTATATTTTTGCTTAATAGAGAGAAAAGACCCATAAAAATCCACACCATTGATAAAATTGTTATTGTGAATTAAAAAACTGGATAAATAAACAAAGAACCCGTCAACATACGCCGCATTGTTTACATCCAACATTTTAGAATGCACTGCGGATTGATCGGTTTCTTGATGCGAAGGCAAAGTAAATAAGTTTGGATTGGTAATGTCATATTTACCCAATAAATATTTGTATGGGTCAAGAAGCGGCGCATGTTTAAAAAAGATCGGCTTTGATTTGACTTTTTGACTGTTTATATTTTTAACATTTCCTAGATAAGAATTGTCTTCATCGTATATTTTTTCTTTTACAGAAGTTAAATACCAAGTGTGATTTAAATTGACATTTTTATAATTTGATTCAGTTAATGTGAAAAATCTATTATATAATGGTATATAATTTTGCGTTTTAGAGAGAAATAAAGTATTTTTGTTTTCTAAAGTAAGAAATAATTCCTGATTTTTTCTTTTTTGATAATTTACATTAAAAATCATTAATAGGTATTTAACATATAAATTATATTTCTTTTTAACTTATTATTGATTTATTGATTTATTGATGCGTAATAATTATTATTTATTAAACTGGCATTAAATATAAATGTCGCTAGAATTGAAAAAATTTGATATGAAAAGTATTTCTTTTAAACCAAATGATTCTAAAGGACCAGTGATTTTTTTATTAGGACGACGAGACACTGGTAAATCGTTTTTAGTAAGAGATTTATTATATTATCATCAAGATATCCCAATTGGAACTGTCATCTCAGGCACAGAAGAAGGTAATGGATTTTATGGCAAAATGGTTCCTAAACTATTTATTCACAATGAATACAATACTGCCATTATTGAAAATATATTGAAACGACAGCGTTCTGTATTGAAACAAATCAAAAAAGAAATGGAAACTTATAAAAAATCCAATATCGATCCACGCACTTTTGTCATTATGGATGACTGCTTATATGATAACACTTGGTCTAGAGATAAAATAATGCGCCTACTCTTCCTCAATGGTCGTCACTGGAAGGTAATTTTAATCGTGACAATGCAATATCCTTTGGGTGTACCTCCAACCCTTCGCACGAATATAGATTATGTTTTTATTTTGAGAGATAATTATATCGCAAATCGCAAAAGAATTTATGAAAATTATGCAGGCATGTTTCCTACATATGAATCGTTCGCTCAGGTGATGGACCAATGCACCGAGAATTATGAGTGTTTAGTCATTAATAACAACGTAAAATCCAACAAATTACAAGATCAGGTGTTTTGGTACAAGGCAGAAGCACATAATGACTTCAAATTGGGGTCAAAAGAATTCTGGGAATTGTCTAAGGGTGTCCAATCCGACGATGAAGAAGAACAATATGACCCTGCTAACACAAAGAAACGCGGTTCGGGGCCGAAAATTAATGTGAAAAAGACAAAATGGTAGATTTGCTTTTAAAAAAATTGAACCAAATAAATTAAAAGCAAAAGAAGTTAAAGATATACCTCAATTACATATATAATATGACGCAACAAGCATTGAACATTGTTGAATACATTCAAGACAATCCTATCAAGTCGTTTTCAGATAAATATAATGAAAAATTTATGAATGAAATTAAAAAGAGTTTTGTTGAGTATGAAGAACAATTATTTATAGATATGTTTTATCATCATTTTGGTTGGCGTTGTTATGAAAGACATGGATTTAGTGTAGATTTAGACAACGTTTGGAAAATGATTGGATTTACACAAAAAGGGAACGCAAAAAGAATGCTAGAAAAATATTTTATACTTGATAAAGATTATAAAATAGAACCTGTTTTTATATGTGAGCATGGGAAAATAAAATTAAGATGTAAAATATGTGATGGTTGTCATATTTGTCAACATAATATAATAAAATCAACTTGTAATAGTAAAAAATGTGTCTTTATTGAGGTTCCTCACAGAGGAGGTCATAATATTAAATCATATATATTAACAAAGCATGCTTTCAAATGTTTATGTGCGAAAGCAGGAACTAAAGAAGGAGATAAAATTTTATACTTTTATGAAAAAGTAGAAAATATAATAGAACGACTTTATGAAGAACAATTTCTTGAAATGGAAGAAGAACTTGACAATGTAAAGCATGAACTCAAGGAGATAGATGATGATGCTGAATTTATTAAATTCTGTGAAGAACGACAAAAAAGAGAAGAACAAAGTAAAAAAAATGATTTTACGAAAAATTTAGATGACTTGTTACATTTAACCAATCAAAAAAGAAATCTAACAAAACATTTAACAACAAATTATAAAGAAAATGTCCATTATATTATAGACATTAATTTTCAACATAAATCTCAAAGAGGAGGTCATAATATAGTAATTTACATGCTTACAGAAGAAGCATTTGAATTATTTAAAAGTTCATATAATTTAAGAAATAGATATATTGTCGAGTTAAATGATAAAATAAAATGCATTAATAATTACGCAATGTGCATTGAAAATCAAACAATAGGATTTATTGAAAATTCATTTAAAGATGTATTAAATTGTAAAAGACAATATAAATTTGATAAATATAGAGTTGATTTATATTTTATTGACTACAAATTAATAGTTGAATGTGATGAACACGGACATAATGATAGAGACCAAATAAAAGAAAAAATCAGAGAAGATTATTTGATATCATTAAGCAATAAAATAATTAGATATAATCCAAATGATGAATTATTTGATTTGTCGAATGTATTGAGAGAAATATATAAGGTTATAATGACAACTTCACTATAGACGTGGTTATTTGGAAACCAAATGAAAAGACAATAAATGAAGATGGTTCAAATAATACAACTGAAATTAATGATGAATATTACTTTTGTCTTGCTAAAATTTAATACACACACACTATTTATCGTTAACTAATTCTTTTTATTTACTTTACACCTTTGGACATTTAAAACGCCGATTTTCACGGAATTAAAAAATCCAAAAATGTAAAATCAATTATGATGGTCTTACTTTTTCCTCTTCTTTTTTGGTTATTGAAGAGGTGAAAGACGAAATGTGAAAACATAATGGGCGTTCTTGTTTTTCTATCCAAGATTGCGTTAATTTCATTATGTTTATTGAAGAGTTTGCATCTCTTGTTCTAAATACGATTTTTTTGTTTTCGCAACTTACGCAGTTAGAACAGATTAACAGACGAAACACTTTCTTTCCTTCCTTATCTTTGTAATATTCCAAATCTTTATTACAATCACAACACTTCTTACTTGTATTACATTCATTTATTGTTATTGTATCATATTTCCTATGAATTAATTTCCTTAATCCTTTATTCATCGTAGGCATAAAATGTTTCATTTGCGTAGACCTACTCCAATTTCCATAACCAATTAAGATATTTTCTCCAAATGTTTCTTTTATTTTATTAAAAAATGTATCTATACTTTTCTTACCATAACTATATTGCCGAAACTTCATTTTTCTCCATGTATCTCGTTTGTAAAAATCGGTTGTTTCTTTGTTTAGTTTATTCTTTTCAACCAAATACGATTTGAACTTTTTGTAATCAACTGATTTACTATTTTGAAACGATAATATAGTTTCTTTTTCAATAATTCCGTTTCGTTTTCTTTCCAATAATAAAATACGCTGAGTACACTTTGCTTTGCTTTCTCGTTTTCTTTGTGGTGCTGTATATTGTAGTTTGTTTCCGTTTTTATCCATCATATAAACCAAACTGTGTTTTCCTGGATCACATCCTACAATATTTCTGTCTTTCAAAGTATCCAATTGTTCTTTGGATAAATCCTCAATATTGTAGAAATCTTGTTCTTGTAAAACTGGAACTCGTGAACCCCATTTTTTATCTTTCAAATCTTTTCTAATAAATAATAAGCAACACGAAACGCCGTCAGTTTGTATTTGGTTATGAAACTGATAATGTTTATTTTTGAATATTTTATTTTTCAAATCCAAAAAGTTGCACCATACTTCGTTTTGGTTGTCTTTTACATTACTTAATAATTCACCCTTTTTAACTTTATTACCATCTTTGTCTTTTTCTGGACAAAATAGGTTTATTAAACTTGCAGTATCAATAATAATATGTTTTGGTATGATATTGTTGCGTAATGGTAATGGTTGAAATAGTTTGCTTTCTTGTTTTTCTAATACAGAGTTCATATACAACATTCCTTTCAAATAATCAAATGGTTTTACTTTGACATCATAATGAATTGACTTTTTGATATTTTGCGGAATGATGTGGTGTAAATGTGTTTCTTTCCATTTTGAAAACATTTCATTCGTTTCAGTTAATTCCATAAGGTTCTTTTTGAATTGAAATAAGGTTGCTTTATCTTCGGTTATTTCATTTGTTGTTTTGTTAATAAATCGTAAAAAATGTTGTATGAAATGCTCTTGAATATTATTGGATAAAGAAGTATGTATTTGTGTAGCTAAATAAGGTAGTAAAAAAGTCGTGTTTTTCAAATTGGTTTTTACATGGTTCAATAAAGGTTGGTATTCGGTTGTGTAGAATTGCTCTAATGTTTCTAAAAGTGATGTATCTTTTCCTTTTTTACCTCTATTATCACGACTGCCTAATGTTTTGATACAATACAAAATAAAAGTATCATCTATCATTGGCAAATCAAGTTTTTGTG